GAGTACAACGACGACGGTCGCCGTCGCCTGTTCTTCGTCGCCGAGCAGCTGGCCGAACTGGTGCCGGAAGCGGTCGACCTGGAAGGCGTCGAGTTCCAGGGTGAGCGCGTGGCATCGGTCAAGCTCGACCAGCTGCTGCCGGTGATGGCCAAGGCCATCCAGGAACTGGCCGCCGAAGTGCGCGCACTGAAAGCGGAGCGCTGACATGCCCAGCGGATATCGCTCTTCCGGTGTCGACTTTGACGACCTGTTCGATCCGTACGTTGAAGGTCCACTGGCGCAGGATTCGGGCCGCCGTATCGGCGGCGGCGACCTGAGCCGCCGCTATGCCCACATCCAGTACGGCAGCAAGCGTGCCGACGTAGGCCATCGCATCAACGGAATGGACGTGTCCAACCTGTGGGCGGCCCGGGGTACCGCAAGCTACCGGCCGCCCTTCCATGGCAAGGACTACTCAGCCGGCAATGGCGCCAAAACAAACTCATTCGGCGATGTCACGGCGTCGGTGCAGATCAGCCTGCTGTCCGACGGCAACTTCACCGTCCACAGCAACAGTTACGGCGGTGGCAACGATGCCACCGCCCAGGTGGATTCCGGTCGCTGGGCACCGGCGGGTGCAAACCCCAGCCAGTACGAAGTGCAGTTCACGGCCAGCAACACAGGTGCTGCTTCGTTCAGCACAAGCGCACCGTCATTCTCCTCACTTGCGACATCGCGCTCGGCAACCGTATCCATCAGCATTCCTGCGGCATCTTCCATGTACGAGAGCATCACGGTTGAGATAGCCGTTCATCTCCGTCGTTCCGGTAGCCCCGCTCAGGTTTCAACCGTATACGCCAACGTCGCCGTTTCGGGCTGGTACTGATTGCACATCGGGCCACCGCTGCAATTATCGCGACCGCCACATTCTCCGAACATTACCCCGTCGCCTGCACAAGCCGGCACACACCCACACCGAGGAAGAACCCCGAATGACCGAATTTCTCCATGGCGTACAGGTCGTCAACATCGATACCGGTGCCCGATCGATTGCCATCGCCTCCAGCAGCGTGATCGGCATCGTCGGCACCGCACCGCTGGCCGACACCGAAGCGTTCCCCATCAACACGCCCGTACTGGTGACCTCGCCGTCGCAGGCCGCCAAGCTGTCGGCGACCACCGGCACCGATGCCGGCACCCTGCCCGGTGCGCTCGACACGATCTTCGACCAGTCCAGTGCCGTCGTCGTCGTGGTCCGCGTCGAGAAGGGCGCCAATGAAAGCGCCACCCTGGCCAACGTGCTGGGCGGCGTGAATGCCCAGACCGGCGCCTACGAAGGCGTGCATGCGCTGCTGGCCGCCAAGTCCATCGTCGGCGTCAAGCCGCGCATCCTGGTCGCACCCGGCTTCACCCATGTGCACCCGGCCGATCCGGCCAAGCCGGAGGCCGTGCTGGCCAACCCGGTCGTAGCGGAACTGCTCGGCATCGCCGACAAGCTGCGTGCGGTGATCATCAAGGATGGCCCGAACAGCAACGACGACGCTGCCAAGTCCACCGCCGCCCTGACCGGCTCCAAGCGCGTCTACGTGGTCGACCCCGCGCTGCTGGTGCAGTCCGGTGATGCCATCGTCACCCGCCATGCCTCCGGTGCCGTGGCCGGTGCCATCGCCCGCAGCGACAACGAGCGCGGCTGGTGGGCGTCGCCGTCGAACCTGGAACTCAACGGCGTGGTCGGTACCGCGCGTGCGATCGACTTCGGCCTGTCCGATGCCACCAGCCGCGCCAACCTGCTGAACCAGGCCAACGTGGCCACGGTCATCCGCGAAGGGGGCTTCCGCCTGTGGGGCAACCGCACCACCAGCATCGATCCGAAGTGGCAGTTCCTGTGCGTGGTGCGCACCGCCGACATCATCGCCGACAGCCTGGAAGCCGCCCACCTGTGGGCCGTCGACCGCGGCATCAGCAAGACCTACGTCGATGACGTGCGCGAGGGCGTCAATGCCTTCCTGCGCGGCCTGAAGACCCAGGGCGCGATCCTCGGCGGCAACTGCTGGATCGACCCGGAACTGAACGCAGCGGACAGCGTGGCCCAGGGCCGCTTCTACTGGGACTTCGACTTCACTCCGACCTACCCGGGTGAGCAGCTGACCTTCCGCATGCACATGAACAACAACTACGTCTCGGAGATCTTCTAAGCATGGCGCGCAAGATCCGTAAAAACTTCAACTTCTACGTCGACGGCAAGGGTTATGCCGGCAGCGTGATGTCCTTCACCGCCCCCAAGCTGTCGCTGAAGACCGAGGACTTCCAAGCCGGCGGCATGCTCGCCCCGACCGAGATCGTGCTCGGCCATGAAAAGCTGACCGCCGATGTCGAGTTCGCCTCCGACGACGCGGAGATCATGAGCAAGTTCCACGTCATCGAAAGCAAGGAATACGGCTTCACCGCCCGCGAGGCGCTGGAAGGCGACGACGGCGAAGTGACCCAGGTCGTGCACAACATGCGCGGCAAGGTGAAGCTGCTGGACCGTGGCGAAACCAAGGTCGGCGAGAAGGGCACGATCAAGGTCAGCCTGGCGCTGAGCTACTACAAGCTGACCCATGGTGCCCAGGTAGTGCAGGAGATCGACGTGGTCAACATGATCGCCCGCCAGGGTGGCGTCGACGTCCTGGCCGGCATCCGCGGCGCGCTGGGCATCTGAGCCCACGCCGCACCGAAGAACCCGGGGGCGCCTCGCGCCCCCGCATCCATCGCACCGCATCGCATTCCAGGAACGCATCCATGTCCAGCAAGACCAAGACCCCCACCGACACCGTCATCGAGCGCGATGGCTTTGCCGAGATCACCCTCACCCGTCCGCGCCAGGTCAATGGCATGGAAACCGCCGTGCTGCGCATGCGCGAGCCGACCGTGGAAGACATGGAGCGCTACCAGGACGACAAGGGCAGCGACGCCCAGCGTGAGGTGCGGATGATCGCCAACCTGTGCGAGATCTCGCCGGACGACGTGCGCAAGATGCCGTTGCGCGACTACGCACGACTGCAGGCAGGCGTCGCGCTTTTTACCACCTGACCCTGCCACAGATCAGGCAGGGAGTGCTCGCCCTGGCCGGTCATACCGGCTGGGGCCTGCGCGAAATCATGACACTGCGGGTGTCGAAGTTCATCTGGTGGATTCAGGGATTGCCGGTACATGGCCAGTAACGTTCAAACGACAACGATCACGATCGGCGGTGAGGTGTCCAAGTCGCTGAAGGACGCATTGTCCTTCGCCAATGATGGCGTGAAGCGCCTCGGCGATGAAGCCGGCAAGCTGGAGCTCAAGCTCGCCGCGATGAAGAAGTCGGGCACCGCATACACCCGCATGCGCGCGCAGGCCGATGCGCTGCGCGCCTCACAGGAAGCGCTGGAGCGTGTCGAAGCCAAGCGCACCGCCAACCTGGAGAAGCGCGAGAAACTCGGCGCCTCGTTCAAGGCAGCGCGCGGCACACTCGGCACCGCCGTCACCGCACTGGCCAAGCCGGTCGAGAACGCCTCCGGCTTCGCCCGCCAGAACCAGCAGATCGGCGTGGCAGCCAACCTCAGCCGCGCGCAGGTGAGTGCGCTCGGCCAGGCGATCCTGCAGCAATCGCGTGCAACCAACCAGGGCGCCGACGATCTGCAGCGGTCGATCAAGCTGATGGTCGCGGCCGGCATGGACGCACAGTCCGCGCAGGCCAGCCTCGGTGCTGTCGGGCGGACCACCACCGTCACCGGTGCCAGCATCGATGATGTGGCCCAAGCTGCGGCCGCCCTGCAGCAGTCGTTCGATATCGATCCCTCGCGCATGCAGAACGCGCTGGACGTGCTGGTGGTGAACAGCCAGCAGGGCAGCCTGGGCCTGAAGGACATGGCCCAGGTGCTGCCGGTGCTGGGTTCCTCGTTCGAGGCGATGAAGCTGCAGGGCACATCGGCGGCGGCTACGCTGGGTGCGGCACTGGAAGCCACGCTGGACTCGGCAGGTGGCGCCGACAAGGCCGCCAGCAACATGAAGAGTTTCATGTCCGAGGTGCTCTCGCCGGACATTCAGGAGAAGGCCAAGAAGAGCCTGAACCTGGATCTGCGCAAGATCATCGGCGATGCACAGACCAGCGGCGGCAATCCCTTCGATGCTGCGATGCAGGGGATCATCCAGGCGACTGCGGGCGACCAGAAGAAGATCGGCATCCTGTTCAGCGATGCACAGGCGAAGAACTTCGTCCAGCCCATGATCGAGAACTGGGACACCTACATCCGTGTCCGCGACAAGGCCTTGAATGGATCGGCGGGTACCACCGATGCGGCCTATGCCGACGCGATGCAGACCGATCCGCAGAAGATCGAAGGCGCCAAGATCGCCGTGGACAACCTGTCCAAGGCGTTCGGTGCGGCGCTGCTGCCCGCGGTGGGCGAGGCCGCGGTCAAGCTGACCGAGCTGTTGAACGGGGTTACCTCGTTCGTGCAGGAAAACCCGAAGCTGATCGCCAACACCACGCAGATCGTGGTCGGCATGCTGGGCATGCGCGCGGCGGTACTCGGCGCTCGCTATGCCTGGACCTTCCTGCAGGGCCCGATCCTGGGCGTGCAGAAGGCCATCCAGCTGTTCCGTGGCGGCAGCCTGCTGGCACAGCTGGGGCGCTTTGGGCCGATGGCCATGCGCCTGGCATCGGGTTTCCGCATCGTCGCAACTGCCATTGGTGCCATCGGCGGTGGCCCCATCGCCGTTGCCGTCGCCGCCATCACCGCCGGCGCCCTGCTGGTGCGCAAGTACTGGGAACCGATCAAGGCATTCCTGGGCGGCGTCTGGGAAGGCCTGAGCGGTGCAGGCACCGCAGCGATGGGTGAACTGATGCGCGCGGTTGAACCACTGCGCCCCGCCTGGGAAGTCATGAGCGGGCTGATCGGCCAGGCCTGGGACTGGCTGTCGAAGATGCTGGAACCGGCGCAGTACACCGGCAATGAATTGTCACGCGTCGCCCAGATCGGCTCGCTGGTGGGTGAGACGCTGCTGACCAACTTCCGGCTGGTGATCCAGGTCATCGGCGGCGTGGTGGGGGCGGTGGTGTGGCTGGGCGAGATGCTCGGCACCGTCGCCGGCTTCATCAACGAAACCCTTGGCAACATCTGGGAGTCGATCAGCCAGAAGGCGACCGCAGCGTTCGACCGCATCCTGGAAAAGCTCAAGCCAGTCATCGAAGGCGTCGGCTGGTTCATGGACAAGCTTGGTGGTGGCGTAGGGGCTGCCAACGACAAAGCGCTGGAGGTCGCCGAGGGCGGGCTGCAGACCGCAGTGGGCGCCGCCAACATCTACAGCGGCATGAAGGCGCGCGGCGGTGGTGGCATCGGCGACATGGCGCGCGTGGCGTACGCGGTCGGCACCAACGACAACGATGGCCTGAACCGCCGCATGGCCGAGCTGAGCGGCGCGCAGGGACGCCGTGCGCCGGACATGCCCTCGCCCACGATGCGCGCACCGACCACCGTGCAGCAGCAACAGACCAACAACATCACCATCCACCAGCAGCCAGGCGAATCCAGCGAGGCGGTGGCGCGCCGCACGGCCGACGAGCTGCAGCGTCGCAACGCGGTTGCCGCCCGTGGTG